CACCATTGGCGAGGATATGTTTTTGCCAGACGGAAACATTATTCCTGCCCCAATGTTTTATGACGTTAAGTTGCGCCGCACCAAAACAGACGGGCGTGTAAACATTCAGAATGTGCCACCAGAAGAGTTTCTTATTTCATCTCGTGCCAAGTCTCTTGAGGATGCAACTTTTGTAGCACACCGCACAACCCTCTCTGTTAGCGACCTTGTATCTATGGGTTATGACAAAGAAGAGGTTGAGGAATACGCTGGCTACACAGACCTAGACACATCAGAAGAGCGCACAAGTCGATTTGAGGATATTGAGTCAAGCGCTGTTTACGACAGCTTAGACCCAGCAATGCGTAATGTTCTTGTTACAGAGTCTTACATCAAATCGGATTACGATGGTGACGGTGTAGCAGAACTACGCCGTGTTCTAACCATTGGTGAAGGACACCACGTCCTTGAAAACGAAGAATGTGACATTGTTCCATTCGCAATGATTTCACCAGTCCTGATGCCACACCGCGCCATTGGGCGCTCTGTTGCTGAGTTGGTAATGGACGTGCAGTTGATTAAATCGACACTGATGCGTCAGTTGCTCGACAACATTTACAACACAAACAACTCTCGCGTTGTTGCTGTTGAAGGTCAGGTAAACCTAGATGACCTAATGACAAACCGTCCTGCTGGTATTGTGCGTGTGCGCCAAGCTGGTGCTGTGCAGCCATTGCAGGTTCCAGATGTTGCTCGCTCAGTGTTTCCTGCACTGAACTATATGGACAGTGTTCGTGAGCAGCGCACAGGCATTACAAAGCAATCAATGGGATTGGATGCTGACTCACTACAGTCAACAACTGCTACGGCTGTTGCAGCTACTATGGCTGCGTCACAAGGCAAAATTGAAATGATTGCTCGTGTATTTGCTGAGACTGGTGTTCGCGCACTATTCCGTGGCATCTTGCACCTTGTCACCAAGTATCAAAACAAAGATAAAATTATTCGTTTGAATAATAGCTTTGTGGCGATTGACCCGCGCGAGTGGGAAAATATGTATAATGTGCAAATCAATGTTGGCCTTGGCACAATGCAAAAAGACCAGCAGCTTGCAACACTGTTTCAGATTGCTACCAAGCAAGAGGGAATTATGGCAACAATGGGGCCGAACAATCCTATCGTTACGCCTATTCAGTATCGCAATACTTTAGCTAAAATCTCTGAGCTGTCTGGCTTTAAGGATGCTAGTGAGTTCTTCCAAGACCCACGCAATGCACCGCCCCCACCTCCACAACAACAGGGGCCAACGCCGCAAATGCAAATGGAAATGCAGAAGGCACAGCAAGAGCTGGAACTTAAGAAACAGAAAATGCAAATGGAGTTTGAGCTTGAGCGCGAGAAGATGGCGGCAGAGCTTGAACTTCGCCGCCAAGAGCTTGAGTTTGAGCGTCAGTTAAGAATTGAAAAACTTCGTTCAGACATTGAAACATCCGTAAACCTACCGAGGGTTTAATATGGCTTTGCCTCCGCAAATCACAGCGCAACAAATTCAAGAGATGTTGAATGTTGCCGCGCCGAATGTAAGCGCAACTGCGCCAGACCTTTACTCGTCAGTGGCTGGCTCAAACATTTCGTACATTCCTCGCCCAACTGCGGTTTCCTACAGCCCAGACAATTTGCCTGAGTTTATGAGAAATTTCACTCAAGTTACGCCTCAGACTTTTGCTCCATCTCAGGGTGTGTTTGATATTGCTCCTGTACTGGATTCTATTCAAGGCACTATGCCTCAAAATTATATTTCAGAGTATCAGCCGTTAGAGCAAGCCTATCAAGAAAGCATTGCCATCGACCCATCAATGTTCGGCGGCGCATATCGCTCTGGGTTGTATATGCCGACACAGACACTGCCCGCAAGGGAAGGCGATGGAGCATTTGACATTGCAGAGTCATTGGCAGCAGTTGCTGGCTTAAAGGAACTGTACCCCTATGCAAAAGAAGCGGTTCAAAAAGCATACGACCCTGTTGAGGAGTTCGTTCAGCAAAACGTTCTTGACCCTGTTGAAGAATTTGTTCAACAGAAAGTTTTAGACCCTGTTGAAGATGTTGTAAAAATTCCGCTTCAAGCAATAGAAGAAGCTGCCGCTCCACTTGTTTCGGAAGTCAAAGAAATTATTTCTCCAGTTATAAAGCCTATTGACGAAAACATTATTCAACCAATTAAAGAAACAGTTATTGACCCAATAGGCGACAAGTTATCAGAGTTAATTAATTCTGATAGCCCTATTCTTGATAGTTTAGCAGGTGGGGTTGGGCAAGCAGCGGATGCTTACTCGGACGTTCAAAATTTAATTGAAAATCCATCGGGGCAAAATGCAGAAAACGCAGTCAATGCAATAAATGAAATTGGACAATCTTTAGGCTCAGAAGGGCTTGTTGTTCCGCCAGCGGTCGGTGAATCATTAGTTATTGCCGCCAACATATCTTCCATTGCAAACGCGATAGAAGACCCTACCGCAGAAAACCTTACCAACGCTTATGCATCAGCAGACGATTTAGTTATGAACTACATAGATGATGGGGGCTTACCTGCTGGGGGAGCTATTGGTTCAATAGGGCAGGTTCTTACTGGCTTGGAAGCTCTTGAGGGCGGCATTGAAAGCCCAGCAGAGGCTATAAACGTAGTCAACGCTGCAAACCTTGTTTCAGGTTTTGCGTCAAACCTTATTGCTGGTCAGGGCGTTAGTGCAGCAGCAACTGGTGCAGCTGCTTCTGGTTTTGTCCCAAGTCAAATCTCAAGCGTTCTTGGCCCTATTGGGTCTGTTTATGGAATTGCGGAAGGGCTTAAAGCTGTAAGCAATTTAGCTAAAGGCGGTGCTGCTGGTGAGTACCCACGGGTCGTTGGTGATTTTTCTTTCTCTGATGGAAAAATTGGTGCAGCAAGCAACGTAGATGCAGCTGACGTGAGTGAGGATGGTTTAGCAGGTCAGATAAATCAAAACTGGGCGCAACAAACTTTTGATTCAGCGACTCAAATGACAAATGACCTTATTGATAATTATGGGTTTGAGTTAGACCAAGCTAAAGCCGAGCCTCTGATGAAAATTCAAAGTAGCGCATACTACAACAGAGAAGGCAAACTGCCAGCCAATGCGCCAGATTTTGTTGTTAAGCTATTACAAAGCGGCGCTCTTAAACCAACGGAAAACACTCCACCAGAGGTGCTTTCATCAAATGAAGCGTTTGGCTCTTTTTTAGACAGTCATTTAAGTAAGGGGCAAGACCTTTACGCTGCCAAAATGTATGACATATCAAATCAAGCTATAAACAAGGGTGTCTCGTATAAAGACGAACCGTTGTTTGGAGCGGAACACGCAGCCTCGGCGGGAAGAACTACAGATGCAGCCCCCCGTTCAAAAGCTAGGTTTGCCACGCAAGAATCTGCACAAAATTGGATTGACTCTCAAACGCCAGAACAGGTTTTTTATGAATCTGGTTCAGGAAACAATAAACAATATTTTGTCAAAAAGCCAAGTTACTCACTTAAAGAAGTCGATGTAAAAGGAAAAACTTTTTACGAAATAAACAGAAATGAAAACAAAAAGAGAATCGGCGGAAAATCTGACAATATGTCTGAATTAAAGTTGAAGTATGCTGACAAGTATAAAACCCAAGAAGAGGCTCAAAAGTTAATTGAAGGTCTCGATAAAGAAGAAAAATTTGTTAGAAAACAGAGTGGTAAGTATCCTCGGTATTATGTTGAAACGCCCGTTTACTCTGTAGTTCAGTCAACTCAAAACGGCCAGCCTGTTTACAGTGTAAACAAAACGTATAGCTCTAAGCAAATTAGCGGTAATAGCCTTGCCGATGCGAAGCAAAAGTATATAGCTCAAACTCCAGCAGGAATTGAAAAAGCAAGGATTGAGAAGGAAGCACAACAAGAAGCGGCAATGGCTGGCTTACCAGATTGGCTTAAAGGGTTTGATTTAAGCGGATTAAATTTAACGTTATAACAACTATTATAATACCTCTTGCACAAAAAACATTGTGTGGTATTTTTGCAACAGTATAGGAGACTGTTATGAGTGAAGGGAAGTTAATGGCTGAGCAAGCCAGAGGAGAACGCGCTGCTGCATTATTGCGCGACCCTTTAATTGCTGAAACCTTTGATGCGCTTGAGGAGAAGTACGTCAACGATTGGAAAGATTCCTCGACTGTAGAAGGTCGAGAAACGCTCTTTCAAATGTACCAAGCACTAATGGTGGTGCGAGGCCATTTGACGGAAGTTGTCGAGACAGGCAACTTAGCGAAGCTGGAGATTAACCTCCAGAGAAATCCTAAGAGGAGATAAGACATGGCTGACGAAACTACTACCCTACTGGGTGCAGGTGAGTCCCTAACGAAAAGTCAAGCGATTGACGAACTCTTGAACATGAACGCCCCCGAAGAGGCAAGCGATGAAGTTCTAGAGCCTAATGCTGAAGTTGAAGAAGTTGATGAGACTGAAGAAACTGAAGCGACATCTGAAGATGAGTATGATGAAGAGGACGCTGAAGAGCTATCCGAATCTGATGACGAAGATGATGATGATGAAGAGTATGACGTTGATGTTTCCGAGATTGAGGAAGTAGAAGACGAAGATACTTATTACACTGTGAAGGTTGATGGCGAAGAGAAGCAAGTTAAGGCCGACGAGCTTGTCAAGTCCTACCAGTTGGAACAGGCAGCGCAAAAGCGTATGCAAGAAGCTGCGGAGATTCGCAAGAACTCTGAAGCAGAAATGCAGGCTTTAGCGGAACAGCGCGAGAAGTATGGGCGAGCTTTAGAGGCTATTGAGACCCAGCTTAACTCAGTGCAAGAGCAGCCCAAAGAATATTGGGATAATCTCTATCAGGAAGACCCTCTTGAGTGGGCGAAACAGCGAGACGCTTATCGTGACCGCAAAGAAGGTTTGGTTAAAGTGCAGGCTGAACGCGCTCGTATTGAGCAAGAGCAGCAAGCACAGTTGGCGCAACAGCATCAACAATATCTTGCGGAGCAACAACAACAGTTGCTTCAGCGTATTCCTGAATGGCAAGACGAAGAAATCGCAACCAGAGAAAAGCAAAATGTAATTACATACGCACAGCGTCTTGGTTACACAGAGCAGGAACTGGCAACAGCAAGTGACTCACGAGCTATTGAAGCGCTTCGAAAAGCCTACCTTTATGACGAGCTAATGTCTAAAAAGCCAGCGGCTCAAAAAAAGGTAACAAAAGCACCGAAGACAGTTAAGGCTGGCACTCCCACTACCAAGAAGCAAGCTAATGCTAATCGCGGTAAACAGGCACTAGAACGCCTAAATAAAACTGGCAGCAAAGATGCTGCTGTTGATTTACTCTTACAAAGAATGAGGTCTTAAAATGGCTACTTATACTACTGCTACCGCCGTTGGCGAACGCGAAGACTTGAGTGATGTAATCACTCGCATTGACCCAGATGAAACCCCAGTATTTTCTGCTCTAAAAAAAGAGACAGGCAATGGTGTATTCGTCGAATGGCAAGTTCAAGAGTTGGCTGCTGCTTCAGCTACCAACCACGTAAACGAAGGTGCTGACGCTGCTTTGGCTGCACCAACCGCTACAACTCGCTTGGGCAACTACATGCAAATCTCTGTCAAAGATGCACAGATTTCTGGCACTTTGGATTCAGTTGATAAAGCTGGTCGTGACAAAGAAACTGCCTATCAGAAAGTTCTGAAAGGTTTGGAGCTTCGTCGTGACATCGAAAAATCACTTCATGCTGACACAGCACGTAGTGGTTCAGACCCACGTAAAGCTGGCGCACTGTCAGCTTGGATTACCAACGTAGACGATGCCTCTGGCACTTCTGCTGCTACTGGTGATGGTTCTGATGTTCCAGACATGGCTGGTACTAACCGCGCCCTGACTCTTGACCAAATCGACAATGCTATGCAAGCTGCTTACACCGATGGTGGTCAGCCTAACATGCTCGTCGTTTCTCCTGCCAAGAAAGTTGCTTTCAGCGACTTGAACTCAGGCTCAGTTGCAACAAACCAAATCAACTACACTGCTCCACGTGAAGCAGCCATCGTTGGTTCAGTTTCATTGTACCTGTCTGACTTTGGTCAACTGGACGTTGTCATCGACCGCTTTGCATCTGATGACCGTGTGTACCTGCTTGATAGCGACTATGCTTCAATCTGCACACTGCCAAGCCGTAACTTCGCTGTAAGCGAACTTGCGAAAACTGGCGACAGCGAGAAATTCCAAATCGTGACTGAGTGGACACTTAAAGTATCTGCTCCTAAAGCTCACGGCGCTGTATACGACCTGTCATAAGGTCAACAAGTTTGGGGGTGGCATCAATGGGCGATGCCACCCCTTTTACTTATGAGGAGATGTTATGAAGAAACGATTGGTTTCAACTGATAAAATTGCTGGCAAGGAAACTTGGGCGCATATCGAAGACGATGGGAATATGGTTTTCGAGACTAAACAAAATATCGACAATCTAATTAAAAAGAATAGGGAAGAGCAAAACGAATATCGTAAAGATAGTTTGATTGGGAACACGCAAAGACATCAACAGAAGGTTGCGGAAATTCCAACGGCATTGTATCATAAGCTACTCCTAGAGCTTGGAGAGCCACGGGACAATCCAAAGGGCTGGAAAAAATGGCTCAATGATTACGATAACAGAGTATTTAGAACAAGCGGCGGAAGCGTATAATGGCAATAGGAACTTACAGCGAACTGAAAACTGCTATTGCAAATTTTCTTGCTCGTGATGATTTGACCGACCGAATCCCAGAATTTATTTCTCTTGCAGAGGCTCGCATGGGTCGTGAACTTAGCACTCGCTCTCAAGAGAAGCGCTCTACGGCAACCATCTCTGGTGGTGATGCGTTTGTATCTTTGCCTACAGACTTGCGCTCTGTGCGCCTTGTGAAGCTAAATACAGCGCCTACAGAGGTGCTTGAGTATTATACGCCAGTGCGACTGAACGAAATGTACGCGTCTGGTGCTACTGGTAAACCTCGCGCCTATACAGTTATTGGCGCAGAGATTAAATTTGCACCTACCCCTGATGCTGATTATACGGCAGAGATTGTTTATGGCGAGGGCGCAGATACGCTGTCAGATTCAAACACAAGCAACACAATTCTAACACGCCACCCAGACGCATATCTGTATGGTTCTTTGGCTGCTGCTGGTGTATATTTGATGGATGACCAAAAAACAGGTTTGTATGAGCAACTGTTTACACGGTCTATTGGTGAAATCCGAAGAGAAGAAGATGAAGGCAAACACGCTGGTTCTGCTCTCTTTATGAAATCTGACTACTACGGAGTATAACTATGAGCGCAATGAGCGATTACCTAGAGAATAAATTTCTCGACCATTTCTTAGGCACAGCAAGCACTTCAGCACCTGCTGCTGTTTACATTGGTTTGCACACAGCAGACCCAACCGATGCTGGCAGTGGCGCAGAAGTGAGTGGCTTTGGCTATGCACGTCAAGCTATGGCATTTGGCGCATCATCTGGCGGCACAGCTTCTAACAGTTCTGCTGTTGAGTTTCCTGCTGCATCAGGCGGCGACTGGGGAACAATTACCCACATTGGTATTTATGATGCTTCAACCTCTGGCAATCTTCTTTTCCACGCAGCATTAACAGCGTCTAAAACTATCAATGATGCTGACATCTTCAAGGTTGCTGCTTCAGGTGTAGACATCACGGCGGCTTAGTGTAATGGCTGAAATTGTAGGGCCAACACTAGAACAGCTAGATAATTGGGGAACGTTAGATACTCTACCGTATTCTCTTGATGATGCTATCTGGCTAACTGCTGCCCTACGAGAAGGCGAATCTAGCGCCTCTACGTCATCTTCTGTTTCTGCCACATCATTTGCCATTCTTGACGGACAAGCCGCTGTAGCGGCTTCCTCATCCGTTCTAGGCGCTGGTTTGCGCATTGTGGTCGGAGAGTCATCACAGGCTACACAAGTAGATATAACCGCTGACGGTATCCGTATTCAGTTTGGTGCATCTCTTGTAGTCGGCCCAGCAACAATGGTCGCCACCGCGCTGCGTATTGCTGTTGGCGAGTCACAGCCGTTTGCATCAGCATCTGTATCTTCAGAAGCGATAAGGGTTGTTGTTGGTTCATCGTCATTATCCTCATCGTCCATTGTTTCTTCTTCTGGTATACGCATACAGTTTGGCGCTTCATCTTTGGCGACAAATGCAGTTGCAAGTTCTGATGCGGTTCGCATTAAGGTTGGTGATGCCGCAGCATCCACAAGCGCCACGGCTACTTCCACAGGTGGCTTGCTTGCCACGGGTAGTGCGTCACTAGTTGCGTTTGCTGTAATACCAGATGTGACTGCAAACTTTGAAGTCGTCGGAACATCGTCTCCCCAAGCTATTGCAACGATAGCTGCTAATGCAGAGCGACTTGGAGAGTTATGGTCTGTTATTCCTGCTGGAAATGAGGTATGGTCTGAACAGATAGACGAGGGCGAAACTTGGACACCGATTGCTGTTGGTGCGGAAGTTTGGTCTGAGCAAATTGCTGGTTCAGAGATATGGACACCCATTGCTTCTGGCACAGATGTTTGGAGTGAAAGATAATGATTACATTTGGCGAGTTCTTACCAGACCAGTCCGCTTTTGGTAGTTCTGGTTCTACTGTTGCAACCAACGTCATACCATCTGCTGTTGGATACGAAAGTATGCAAGATATCTCCCCGATTAGCGGCGTGGCAGACGACTCTATTGTTGGCCTGTTTGCTGCTGCCGATGATGATAGCAACGTTGCGCTATACGCAGCCGACCGCACAAAAATATATCAATATGACACTACGGATGGCTCACTGTTAAACATTAGCAAGACAGGTAACTATTCTACAGCACTAGCTGACCGTCCTCGTTTTGTGCAGTTTGCTGAGTCTGTTATTTGCACAAATTTTGCAGACCCAATTCAAACAATTACTGCGGCAGCGTCTGGTCAGTTCGCAGACCTTTCAGCAGATGCGCCGAAAGCAAAGTATATTGCCGTTGTGCGTGATTTTGTTATGACTGGTTTTACAAACGATGCAGCAGATGGCAACAAGCCTTATCGCGTTCAATGGTCTGATTTGAATGACCACACTAACTGGGTTATCTCTGCTGATACGCAAGCT